TGTGCCAGAAGCCAGGAAGAAGGAGGAGATCAGAGAAATGAACTATTCCATATCAAATCTGGTAGTAAGGTTGTTTTTCAAAATGCATATATGAAAGCTGGACACGAATGGGAAGATAGAATCGTAGCAGAAGTTGAGAAGAGATACAATCTTCCAAAGACTCTTCCTCTCATAGGCTCAGTAGGTAAAGTACTAGCATCCTTTGATGGTATCACCCCAGATCATCAATCAATCATAGAGGTAAAAAACTCTAAGGGAACTTACAATAAGATCCTCAAAGGTAATAAAGCACCTCAAAACTACTACATTCAAGTCCAGGTACAACTTTTTGTGTCTGGTGCTAAGATAGCTTATTTCGCTTCCAGAAATCCTGAGAATGGTGAGATAGCTTCTATAACCATCGAACCTGATAAGGAAATGATGGAAAGATTCGCTGGAAAAGCTTATGATTTCTTCCAAGCATTCAAAGATTTCACTCCCACAAAATACTACATAGACGAAGATGACACTTTTTAGTGTTTTCGTCCCCTCCTACCTACCTTATTTTCGATGTTTTGTGCGAGTTGGACAGGGTTTGAAAACCCTCATTTTTTTAGCACCCCGCTACCTACCTTGTTTTCGGCGTTTTGTGCGAGTTGGACGTATATAGAGAAAGAGCATATGTATGACATCTGCTCTGGAATGCCAACGTTTTTGGCTTAAATCAAAACAATATCAGGAGATACAACTATGGGTAAAAAAGGTGGAACAGTAATGCCGGCGGAAATACCGTCAGAAATAATCAAAAGAGATTATCAACCAATTGAACAGCCAAAAGAAGAAACAGCAGTAGCTATTGCTTCCAAGACTAAAAAGAAGAAAGGACCATCCACTATGGATGTAGCTCCTAGTATCCCTGCTATTGTAAAACAATCAGGACTTAACATATAGGAGAACTTAAATGAATAATACTAACGCACACGTAGAAACATATGGCCTAGCAGCTGATGCCTATACAGATATGAAAGCTGACAGGTCTCAATTTGAGGGTGTATGGGATGAGTGCGCTGCACTTACACTTCCTTACCTAACTCCAAATAGACAAAGAGGTGACGTTAAGCTTTACAGTTCAGTAGCATCATCTGGTGTTAATGCACTAGCAGCTAAACTTTTAGTATCCCTCCTTCCTGCTTCCGGGTCCTTCTTCCGTCTTCTTCCTGATGACGTAGAAGTTGCTGACTATACAGATGAAGAATTAGCTGAACTTGATGGACAGTTGATGGAAGTTGAAGAAGCTACTCTTAGATATATCTCTGAGAAGAAGTTAAGAACTCCTACTGTTGAAGCTTTGAAGTATTTACTTATTACAGGTAATGCTGCTTTATACAAGATTCCAGGTGGAAGCCTTAAAACTTTCTCACCTTATCAATTTACAGTAAGACGTGATTTAGATGGATCTGTCTTAGATGCAGTCATCCTAGAAGAGAAAGCAGTAGCTAATCTTCCAGAAACTATTGTATCTCAAATCAATGAAGAACAACCTGATGAAATAGAAGATCTTAAAATCACTTCAAAAGACAGGATAGAACTTTACACAAGAATTCGAAGACTACAAGGTGAAAACTTTATAGTATGGCAAGAAGTAAATGGAGTTATCATAAAAGGCTCATATAAGACTTATGATGAAGATTCATTACCTTATATGTTCCCTAGATGGATAACAGTCGCTGACGAGGATTATGGTGAGGGGCTTATCTCTACCTACCTTGGAGACATTAGAGGGCTAGAAGGCCTATCTCAGGCTGTTTATGAGGCTGCTGCGGCAGCTGCTAGAACTCTTTACTTTGTTAGTCCTAAAAATGGACTAGCTCCTACCGATCTTCAAGACGCTGCAAATAACAGTGTTTTATCTGGTAGAGCTGAAGATGTTTCTGTATTTAGACTTGACAAAGGTGCTGATTTAAATATCGCAACTAGTCAGATAGATGCTATTACAAACAGATTAGGTAAAGCTTTCCTTACACTTAGCGGAAATATCCGTAATAGTGAAAGAACAACTGCAAGTGAAGTTAATATGGTAGCACAAGAACTTGAATCCACATTTGGTGGTTCATATTCTGTATTATCTGCTGATTTCCAACTTCCACTATTAAGATTAATCTTGAAAGAGGTAGAACCTGATGCACTAGAAATTTCCACTCCTTCCATCTCGGCAGGTATAGCTGGAATTTCAAGAGACAGAGACTTAAACAAGATGATGAACTTCGTAGGTGTTGTAAGCAAACTTCCTCAGGAAGGTGTTTTACCTCAATTAAACACATCTGCTCTTATTGAACAGATTGCAACATCATTCGGAATCAAGAAGGGCACCTTAACTTATTCAGAAGAAGAGTTAGCTGCAAAACAAGCACAAGCTCAGGCTCAACAAGCTGAGCAGATGGGAGCCGAAGCTGGATTAAAATCCGCTATGGCATCCCCACAACCACAAAATACAAATGTTTAGGAGAATATTTATGGGTTTTATATTTAGAAAAAAAGTTGATGTGATCGCTAACCCCGATACTTACACATCTCCTGACTTTGGTCCTAAGGACGAAGTCAAAACCACACAACCAAAAGTAACACAAATTAAAGAGAGTGCCCCAGTTAAAGACGAAAGTCTTACAGCGGGTTTAACAGTAATTAAATCGTAGGAGAATTAAAAAATGGCAGACAATCAAAACACACCGGCAACACAAACAGAGAACACACCAGCAACACCAGTTGTAGGTGAAACAACATCAATAGACATCAATGGCGCAAATGGCGTTGAGACTATTACAGGTATTTATGGACAAACACCAGAGGGTACTATCACAATAGATGGTCTTGAAGTAAATCCAGATACTATTGCACAACCTCATACTCCAGCTTTTGAAATGCCTGAGAAATTTGTAGGTAAAACAGCAGAAGAAATAGCAAAGATTTATGCTGACCTGGAAAAGAAGATGGGACAACAATCTACTAATCCAACAGATGATGCAGCGAAAGCAGCAGCTGAGGCTACAAAAGCAGCTGAAGAAGCACAAGCAGCAGCTGATAAAGAAGCTAATGCAAAAGCTCCATCTGATCTTTCAAAAGAAGTTATAGAAAAATACAAAGCATCTTATAACGCTAATGGCGAATTAAGTGCTGACGACTATGCTTCACTCGAAAAAGAGGGATATTCAAAAAATCAAGTAAATGACTACATCGAGTATGAAGCTTTCAAAACTACAAAGCTTATTAACTCTATCGTAGAACCTCTTGGTGGCGGACTTGATAAATATAATCAAGTTGCTGCTTGGATCTCATCTACTTTTGATGATAAAAGTCTAGCAGAAGTTAATGAAGTTCTTGCTAACTCACCTATGGCTGCTAAAACAGCTTACCTAGGCTCTCTATATACACAATTTGACGCTGCAAACGGATCTATATCTGCTTTACACGGCAATAATGGTGTAGCTTCCACAGCTTCTGGTATTCAAGGTTATGCTACAAAGAATGACTTTATGGCTGATTTAGATAATCCTAAATATACTACCAATCCAGAATTTAGAAAGATGGTAGAAGGTCGTCTCAGTGTATCTGACCCTTCTGTTATCTCCTAGGCCTTATGCTTTGTGCCCTAAACAAAGCAGTAGTTTAATTACTATGTCTTGTGTCATCTTCGGATGGCACTTATATAGATGGTTTATATGGGTCTTTTAGGTTTCCTCCTATTCTCTCTTCTTCATTTCCTAGAAGACCCTTATAAGCTATTTAGCTTGCTGAGCCTCCTTTTGAGATAACTCAAACCCCAGTACCACAATATGGTTTTATTAAACCTAGTTCTAAACCTCTACCCTTTTACTTTTAAAGTATTCCACAAATTATAAATCTATTTCACAGGAGAAATTAATATGGCAACTATCCCATTCAATGTCGGTGCTGCGGCACAAGGCAATATGCAACTACCAAACAAAACCGAGCAAAGAGACACAGCTCTTAAACTATTCACAGGCGAAGTTATGACAGCGTTCAGAAAGAGAAACATCTTCCTTGACCTTATCACTAAGAAAACTATCGAATCTGGTATCTCTAAGCAATTCATCATAACTGGTGCAGCTGACGAGTCTGATGTTCAAGACTTCAACAGAGGTGATAAAATCGCAATCGCTGATGGCAAGAACGATGAAATCACTATCAATGTTGGTGAAAGAGTTACTTATTCAAGAGCTGTTGATAAGCTTGACGAAAAACTTGCTCACTATGACGAAAGAGCTGAACTAGCTTTCCAAGCTGTTGAAGTTATCTCTACTAAAATTGACAAGAAAATCGCTGCTATGCTTTGTGATTCTGCTGCCGCAGTTGCACACTCTACTGCATACGCTGCTGTAAATATGATTGCACCTGTATTGGTTGAAGC